TCTTCTTTTCTATGAGGAAATCGTAGTATTGGTTTAGCATCTCCGTCTATTGAAAACTCTATCTTATTGCCCTTACCGTAATACAACTTGCCTGCAGTTCCTATAGAATGCAGATTATTAACTTTTACTTTGTTGTACTGTTCTTGCAACGATGCTATATCAAACAGATTAGATGATACTTGTAAAGTAGCTTCCCTAGGATTCTCAGGATGCTCTGCTATATACTGGTCATATGCCTTAGGATCGTTAGTACCTTTTTTCTTAGTTCTATTTTCTAGCTCAAAAGCTTTGGCAGGTTCTACTAGAGAATTACCATCGTCATCTATAAATCCTTCTAAGTTTTCGTAGATAGGCACAAAATGTCCACATACCGTACCCATTGCACCATCATCCCACTCGTTTTCAAAAGCTAAACAGTCGTATGAATCAGGATTATAGAACAGTTCTTCCATACCCTCAAAGTCGGCTCCCTCTGTACCGCCTGTACCAAAGGCAACCATCGTACCTAATGTCTTTGAACCCTGCCTCATAGTAGGCATTGCTACTTCCCACGCTTTTAATAGTCCTGGAAATGCACCAGCCTCCTCAAAGAAAATAAGTTCTCCCGCTTTACCACGTACTTTGTCTGGAGCATCTTTTAATGATACCCCCATAATCTGTGATTTCATACCTAGTTCTACGTCAGCTCCGTTTACATTCTTTTTGTATCCAGACATTTTGTTCATTTCCCTATCCCTAAGTCTAGGCTGCGTCCATGCTGTATTGTCGTCTACAAATGATAGAATTTCCCAGGCTTTTGAGAGAAGACCATCCCCAATTAAGTATTCCTTTTGCCCTGCAAATACGTAATTCTTACTATTACGGATATGAAAGTAGTTCCTAGCTAGCATCGCAGCTGCTTTATAAGAATATCCTTTACGACGTGCTTTTAATACCGTCATATGCTTGTTTTCTCGCCTACATCTGTCTATTGCAGTAAAGTATTTCCAATCTCCGTCGTAAAATGCGGGAAATGTACGCTCTCTACGCGCGATAATAGTCCCATCTGGTAATTCTTCGTCTACAGATCTATCAATTGGGCAATAATTAAGATAAAAATAGTGATTACCAGTAATAACAATTTCATCATCTTGCCCTTCGCCTACAGTATAGCCATATACACAACGCTGCCTTTCCCTATCCCAGTAATCATAGTATTCTTTGGTATTAGGAAGAGCGTTAGTATAATACCCATGCTCCATATAATGTAAAGCCGCAGGTCTTAATCTATCGGTGCCTCTAAACATTTGTTTCTAATCTTTAGCAACTTTGCACACTTCTCATATTCTTCGTTAGATTCCATATATTCTATTACTAAATCTATAGTTCCAGGATCTCTTCCATCACTTTCTAACGGATCAAAGGGAAGATAGAAATTTTCTATTTCTCCGCTTTCTTCATATCTAAAGAAGACATCATCGAGAGTCAATTCCCTAGTAATTAAACCATAGGCATTCTGCATTGACTCTTCGTATCTTTCTATGTCTTCTAAAAAATCCACTATTGACTGTATTTATTAACCTCGACTCCTCCTCTATTGCTAGATTGGACTTGTTCCTCCTTCTTAACTAGGTCTTCTAGTTTACTTATCCCGTTAACTACATCCCCCATTTTTGAAAGATTTGCAACAAGGTCCTTAGCAGCAAAGATAGGCTTTCCGTTATCATCAGTCAAGGTTAAATCTACATCTTTAAAATATTTCTCTAATTTAACAACTGATTCTCTAGCAGCTTTTAGCAATCTAACTGCAGATGTTTCTTTTAGTTTTCTATACTTTAGGCATGCAGCTTTTACTGTCTCGTCAGGTGCCCACTTGCTTTCCCCAAATACACTAAGCTTTACTTCTGAAGGTCTCCTGTCCTCGTCGTAAACTGCAAACGGAGAATTATGGTCACATACAAAATACACATACGCAAGTTCTTTTGTTGACTTGTCTTTGCCTTTGCTTTTATCCCTATTAACTAGTTTAGAAAACTCCTCTATTTTTAAAACATACGGAGAAGGTACAGCTACGTTATCACTTATTGTTAATAGATCCATCTTTTTTATTTTTTCCTTTAGTTACACAATCTACTCTTCCCTTCTTTACCCAAAAGTTCCCAAAATACGGAAGACGTATAGAATCAAGATTGCCCTCTTCCATAATCTTAGCTACATACTTAAATTGAGAATTAATAATATCTTCTACAGTACTAAGAGGTAAATTATACTTACTCGCTAACGTCTGAATCAGGACTTTCTTCGATTTTGCCATATGACAATATTTGGGGTGCCCATTTTTTCTTTGGACATGTTGTTGTTTTCCACTTTGCTTTATGTTCTAATAAACAACCGCAAGCTCCACACCTAGATTTTTCTTCTAGAAAGAATTCGCAGCTTTCACAAATACTTAAACGTCTAGAATATTCCTCTACAGAAACATTAGGAGCTCCTTCAGAAACATATTTAGTTAAATCTTTAGCAAAGTTTTTAGTCATTTGCCACACACTGGGCAATTTAGGTTTATTCTTACTCATTAATAAAATAGTTGATCAGGTGATACTTCTTCAGTAAGGATACTTATTACCTTACCTTCTGGATCCTGGCAAATCGCAATAAACCATGGATCGTAATAGAATTGGGTCATGACTATTCCTGGCGGCATCTCATTTTCCCCATTGGATATTAACTTGTACACTTTCAGTATTGGTATCTAATAACTTATTTAAAATATAATTCCTCCCTTCCTTATAGATGGCCCTTTTATCTTTGAACTTTTTAACATAGTTATTAAGCGTATTAAAATCGCTAATACCTAAAGCTCTAGCTGCAGCTTTCTTGTTTTTTGATGTACACAAATTCTTTTCTTGTGTAACTTGGTTACAATCAACAAGTGCCGCTAGGACCCTCAACTCCATATCTGTTAAGTTAAAGATGCCATTCCATAACTGCAAATATTTAAAGGTAGAATTTACCTTAATCGTTATTTTCTGGTTCATCTTGTGTTGGATTTTTAATTTCTTCCTCTACTGCCTCTGCATGGGGAAGCTGCATACAGTACTTATAGAGGATAGTCTCCATGTCTGTATGTGTCTCTTTGGTATTATATATCTCTATATAGTTATATAACGCCAAAGTATGATTTCCTAATTGATTCTCAAGATTCTCTATAACTGTAAATACGTTACGATCTATCTTATACTTAAGACCATCAATTGTGATCTTCTTCTTAGGTTTTCTTTTTGTCTGTATCATCTTCTACTATTACTTCTATTATATATTCATACTCCCCTATATAGACCTTTACATCCCAGGTAGCTGTCGTATTATCATTTGACCACATAGTTAATTTCTCTTCAAAATCTATCATTAATTCTAGCAATTCATCTACACTGAGTGTTACAAACCTAGTCTTTATCATCCGTGAATTGTATTCTCGCTCTTCCATCTTCTAGTATGATCTTTGCTGATGTAGACTGTTTATTAAATTCTGAAACATGCGGCTCTATATCAGAACGACTAGTCATAAAACTCAAAAAGACTGCCAGTTCTTTAGCAGCCCTTTTAGTACTAGCTGTTAAAGCATCAGCTTTTTCCTGAAGCTCTATCAACTTATGATAGTCGTCTAACGATATAGTTACTGTTCCTGCAGGTTTCACTTCTCAAGCTTTCCTAGTATCTGGAACTCATTTACGAAGAGATGCGGTACATCATCTAAATGTATTAGCATAGCCTCAGTAGTTGGATCAACCATAACAGTGTCCCCTACCTTAGTATGCCTACAATCTGGACCTACGGCCAGAACTTCTAAGATATTAGTTTGTAGCTTCTTTGCAGTCTCATCATCTAGGATAATACCAGCATTTGTTTTCTTCTTGGCCGGATTAGGTAGCACTACCCACCCCCCAAAAGGTTCAAAATTTATTTTCTTCTTTGACATAATCTATAAAATTAGTTTAAGGCAAAGTTATAAATAAATACTTTACAGTTACAAGAAAAGTTAGAATTTTTTTTGAATTGGACACAGGTACCCCCTTGGGGTTTCCTATTTCGATTGGAACTTTACCATCAGCAGTGCTTCTCTTTTAAGAGACCCAGGGACACTAAAACTAGTGTTAATTCACCGCACATACCTGTGTGCAATGTGCCCCAACTAAGGCTATATCCTTTCTTTCCGAGGCTATTGGAGAAAACTCTAGTCTTTATTTAAGACCTACAATCCAACGTCTGACCCTTTACTGCTCTTTCGATCCTCAAGGGTGATACACTCTCGTGTGCCTCTATGCAAAGATAGACAAAAATTTTTAACTACCGCAATTCAAGCATTCATCTGGACTATCCGTATTACACGAGATCTCTCCAGTCTTAATTTTAGTTTCTTGCTCATTAAGCTTATCTTGATCTAGAAAGCTTACATCATCAAAAGCTTTAATACTCTCGTATCTCTGCTTATAGTAGTTTTTTAATTTGGTATCAGGCATAAGAAGGCAAAGGTATTATATACCTATCAAAAAAACAAGCACCATTATGAAAATATATACGGCTGCGCTTAAATCTATTTCCTTTTTCATATTCCAAAAATATACCCCC